CTTCTAGCCCATCCTCTATATTGGCGTACAACTCCTCTTTTGCCATAGCGAGGCTTACCTTGGACCTATCGTGGTTGTCCGCATCGTTGAGGATGGCTTCTACCAAACCCTCGGCGGTGAGATTCGCCAGGTCACGCCCTTCCTGACCGATGGCGACTATTTCCGAGCCGATGGTTCCGTTTAGGGCGTCAACCGTAGATTCAGCGGTTGTCACTCTGGAAGTGAGTTCGTCCACCTCTTCCTGATTCGCCTTCAACGCAACGGACGCCTTAAGCCCTGAGATTTCCGTTTCCGCAGTACCTACACGTCCGCCTATCTCATCTACTTCTATGCTGTTAGCCTTCTGCGTCAATTCCGCTTTCGCGGCGTTAAGCTCCTGCTCGACGCTCGTGATGTGTGCCTCAAGCCCTGATACCAACAACTCGCCGACGTCTCCGAATACCGCTTCGGCAATCCTTGCGTCTACGTCCGCAATCCCGACCTTTTGCGAGATTATGCCGGCTTGGGCGCTGATAAGCTGTTCCGCATTCGACAGCCTAACTCCGTGCTCCGTTCGTAGCTGATCGACGGCCCAGATTCTGACCTCGCCGCTGTCCGGGTCCACCACAATCCCGGCGTCCGTGATTCGCTGCCCGATCTCAGCGATGTTCAGCAACGCATCGACCGCAGACGCGGAGACGGAGCGAAGTTGATCCATAACGTCCGCGTCGATTTCCTTCATTCTCTCCGCGAGCCGCTGTACCGCTCCGGGAAGATCAACTTCGACGGTCTCCAGCCTGCCGGTAATATCTCCGATATCTACTTCTATCGGATCGATCCGCGTGTTCAGATCGTCGATGGCCTTGTTCAGATACGGGTTTTCCTCAAGCAACAGATCCACGAAAACCTGATGGTTCTCCTGGTCGGAGTTGCCCGCCGTGCCCGCCAGGGCGTTCCATGGCCCGATATTGCCTGATAAATCCACCGCCCTCACCCAATAGTAGCGGGTGATGAACGAACCCACATACCGCTGGTATGACGTCCCTTTTGTCTCGGCAATTTTTACTGCGGTGTCCCGGTCGTCGACCGCGTTTTCCCAGATTTCGATATGAGACAAGTCGGGCGCGGTCGGATTTATCCATTCAAGGATGATCGAACCGAACCATCCCGTAGCCGTTAGTCCAGTCGGTGCGTCGGGGGCTTCCACGTCTTTCCCTACGATGATCGACGCCGTTTTTCCGGTCGTTTCCGTCCCGGTGTCCGGTCGAACGCAATTCACCCAGACTTCGACTTCGCGCCCGGTTTTAAGGCTTGGAATGTTGGTCTGCGTTATCAGGCGCGTACTGTTGACGTGAAGCGTCCATTCCTCTTCCGGCTCTCCTTCGTCCGCAACATATCGCCACCGTACATTAATCGCCGTCGGCGTGTAGTCGGATGGATTTTGCCATGTCGCTCTGATGATCGGAACCCATGTACCATCGCCCTCTTGATGCCCTACGTCCTCCAACACCAGCGCGTACACGTCGTCATACGTGACCGGCGGACTGTCCTGGATCGGGCTATCGACGTTCAGCCCATCGTCGGAGTACACCGCCGCATCGTATTCCGCGCAGGTGATGGTGACGTTCCCAGTCTGTCCTTCGTCCTGCACGGCCAGCACTCTAAAGGGCTTTGCGCTCCACCCGGTGAAGTCGGGGTAGGTGATGCTGACGATCTCCCCGGCCTCGATATCCGCATCCTTCAGCGAAACTTGGAACGCGCAGAAGTTCTGTACCCGCTTCGCCGTTTCAAGCAGGTAATTTCCAAGCCGCCCCACCTGCTCCGGGCGCGTGACTCCGAGCAGGGAGATGGATTTCTCGTACACCCCGCGAGCGGCAATGTCCTCTTGGATCTCGAACGGCGCGGAACTCTGCTCGTAGTGGTTGTTCGGGTCGACCCACTCGATGACGATCCTGTTCGGGCTGTCGTCACCGCTCTTCTGCCACCACATGAAAGAGTTCTTGACAAAGTTGTCCGGAGTCAGGGCCTTGTACACACTCCCGGCCTGCTCGACGTGCAATTCGATCTTGTCACGGGCGAGAAAGTACCCTCGGAAGCAGCCCAACATAGCCTGCAAATGGTCCACGGCGGGGCGCTGTGTGTCGATGATGTAATCTAATGTGAAGCGCGGCTCGCCGTTGATAGGATGGTCGCAGTAGGTCGCCGCCGCCGTGAAGCTGTCGAGGTCTATCAGGTCTGTTGGAATGCCAACGCCGTAGCGGGTATTCGTCAGGAAGTCGTACACGATCCACGCAGGATTACGAGAAAATACTGTCCCCGCAGGCGTCCAAACTTTTCGTCCCTCCACGATGGAGGATATGACCGGGTTGCCCGTTAGTCTGTCTTGCGCCTTGAGGGTAAGGGCGACATATGCCGTGTTCGGATAGGCGTTCCCGCCGGGGTCGCGGCTGTCGGCTACCTGGTCCGGCGCTCCAAGATGGAGATTAAGCGAGCTTTCGACAAGCTCGTGAACCTCGTCGCCGTTCTCATCAATGAGCACAACATCATTCGCGTACACGGATTTTATCGACTGAATCGGACCCTCCGAGACGCCGACAAACATGTCCATCTTCTGCATGGAGTCGTCATAAAACGTTTGCATGAACACGTTCCCGCCCATGCGACAACGCCCGTACACGATCGGGACCGGGAGAAGCTGACTCTTCGTATTGGAAAGCTGTCCGAAGGCGTAGTTCGGTGTGGAATTTCCGAGGTCAATTTCCTGTGCGTCAAACAGACTCCCGATGGAAGCTCCTATCATCATCGCTCCGAGCCATGTTGCCGCCAGCCCCCACCCGATTATCGTTGACGAAAAAGCCGCTCCAAGCAGTGCCCCTATCGCGGCTCCCGGCATGATCCCACCTCCCTCGCCCGGTAGATTTTGCAAATGCGTTTCATCGGCAATCGAACCTTTCTTGAACTTTTGCCCGGATAGATGTGGAGCAGCGCCTCGTCAACGACCGTGCCGATGTGGTGCTTCTCTGTCCCGGCAAGGCGATAAATCACGAGGTCTCCATTCTGCGGTACGGCCGCTTCATCGGCGATGCCATCCAGCCAGTCGAGCAAAACGCGCTCGTCGCCCGTCTCCGGGTCGTAGTCGAACGGGAATTCATACTCCCGCCCGTACAGCTCCTTTTGCGCGAGAAGGGCGAGGCCTACGCAGTCGATGCCGCTTCGGTCCCGCCCTTTTGCCTTCCACGGTATCCCGATCATTTCAGCGCCAGCGTGCGCGGGTCTTTTGCGGACGGGAGATGCGGGAAGTCTTTCACCCAGTAGAGCCTGCGCGGAACCCGCGTTGAAAGCGAGAAGTCGGCCTTCACCATGACCTCTACCGCGCTGATTGAAATGGTCGCCCGCTCGATGTGCCCTTGAAAGATCCACCGCGCCCCGTCGGGTGAGCCGAGCGTGTCCGCGAACGTCTCCAAGAGATGAACGCGAGCGCCACGGAGAAGGTAATCCTTCGCCAGAGAGGTAAACGTCCCTGATACGTTGTCCAGCCGCACGTTGACCGTGCCTATCTCGTTGTCCGTAGAGGCCGCCACCTGGTCGTAAGAAAGGGCGCACGCCGTGTACAGCTGGACCTCGTCGTTCTCGTTGAAAAAAGTGATGTCCGATTGATTGCCAGTGAGGTAAAGACTGACCTTGACGGATGGATTGTTGACCGCCGGGATATCCAGCGCCCGCACCAAAAGAATCGGGGAGACTTCCGAACTGGAAGCCTCCCCTATATAGTTCGCGCCTGCCCTGCTCATAAGATTTCCCTCATAGTTACCTCGCATTCGGCGTAGTGCGTGCCGTAGTAGTTCACCGTCAGACTACCTTCCTCGAACCGGACTGAGATAGCGCTTCCTCCCGGAGGTGTCCATGTGAACGCCTCGAAGCTGCCCTTGCGGTCGTTGTAGAAATCCTCTATCGCCTTGATTGTCGCCGGTGTATCCCGGAAACCGACCGTCCACGTCCGGGCACGCACGCCCAGGTACTTACGCTGTTCCTTGCCGCTCTCGAACTCCGTTATCAGTACGTTGTGATTGATGCCGCGTTGATAGGAGTAAAGCGGCGTAGCCGTAAAGGTTGCCATTACGCCAGCCCCCTTATCGCGGAGCGAAGCGCACCGTTTTTCATGATGTTTTCAACGACGATACTTTCAACCGATGCCCGGTTAGACCGCATCATCTCCACGAAGGAACGGCTGTCGACGGCGTTGATGTTCATGGTGATGTGCGTACCTCCGCCGCCTTCGGACTGCACGCCAAGGGATCCGTCAGCGCCTCGCTTAAGCGGCATGACCGCCTCCGGCCCCGCTTCGCCCATCAAGCCCATGCCGCGAGCCATGGGAAAGATCGTCGGTTTGGTAACGATTCCGCCCTTGGCAAACGGAATGACGCGCCCGTCTTGGAAGGCCGCCCCGTCTGCGAATAAACCGCCGATCCATCCACCGATGAGCTTTTGAAGGGCTGAAGAGGCGATCTGTTTCGCAATGCTTTGGAGCACGTCGCCCAGGTCTTTGGCGTTCACGATTGCGTCCGCCAGTCCCCGGGCAAGGTCGTTTACCCAGAGCTTCGTCATGTCCGCAAGGTCGGAAGTTGTGTCCTTTATTTTTTCTTTTGTCGCGTTCACCTGCTCCGCGATCATCCGCGCCTCTTCGAGCAACTCATTCCGCTTTTCCATGCGCGTTATCTCGGCGGATGTCAGAACACCGATCTCTCGCGCCGATTCAAGGCGCTTCTCGGCCTCCGCCTCCGAGATGTTCAGAGCAGATGCAAGCTTCTGCGCAAGTTGGGAATACACCGTCACCGATTCGCGCCCGGCGGCGGTGAGCTTCTGGATCGCCGCCTCAGCCTCCGGAAGCCCTTGGAACGGCGCCGGTGTCGCCGGTGTCGCGGTGTCTATGGTTCCACCGGGAACCCCGGGAGAGGGCAACACTTCCGTGCGTTGGGCATATCCCTTCATGTCGATCTGCTGCTGCATCCGCTTGCGGGCTTCCGCAAGCAGTTCGTCAACGATGGAATCCAGCTCTTTAAAATCAGGAGCGGTGACCGGGTACTTTCCGTGCCGCTCCCGGTATATTTCCCCGGCCATTTCACGGTATCTCTGCCGGTTCATCACCTGTTCGGGAGTCATGCCTGTTGCTCTTTTTTGTATCTCCGATGTTTTGCTCATCATGTCGTTGAGTGCTTTGAAGGCTTCAACGATTGCCCAGACTGCGGCGGCTGTCGCTACGAGGGGGGCCGCCGGGCCGGTGGCAAACGCTAGCATGGCTGTTCCGAGCGTGCGCACAGCGGTAAGGGTGGCGGACATGGCCATCGCCAGCGGCCCCCCAGCAGCAAGGACGCCGGCGAGAGCAATCATTTTCTTTTTGCTCTCGTCGCTCATGTTCCCGATTGCCACTCCGAGGCTTTCGGCTTTCGCTTGGAGGGAGGGCAAAACGCTGTTTGCGAGCTTCAGTATTTCCCGACCGATAGGCTCTATGGAGAGGGACACTTGATTTTTCGTCTCCGCCCATTGATCCCCGAAGGTTTTTGTAGCGTCACTGTTACGCTCTATGGCTCCCTGGGCCGTTTCAAGGGCAGCCGCCAATTCTCCAACCTCAAAGCGGCCTTCCCGTATGGCGGCGGCCATGTCAGCCCCGGCACGAGCACCGAAGAGTTTTATCGCTTTCCCCACGGCCTCGGCCGGAGACTCTGTTCTCTTTATGTCCTCCGCAAGTTGCCGGAAGGCTTCCCCTGCGTCGGTAATCCCAGCCTTTGCGAGCTGTCCCAGGGCAATCCGCAGAGACCCAAGCACAAGCTCGGTGTTGACGCCCTGTTTTTCGAACTGTGCCAGCATCGCCACAGTGTCATTAGCATCAAAGCCCATCTGCCTTAATGCTGAACCGTATTTGTACATCTGGGAGGAGAGTTTCGCCATGCCGATTCCGGTACTTTGAGAGGCGATAAAAATCTTGTCCATGAAGGCGGCCATTTCGCCAGCCTTCACGCCCCAGTCCTGCATAGCCTTGGAGGATTCCGCCACCACCTGGGTGACGTCCTCTCCCATCATTCGCCCCGCATCGAGGGCCTGTTTCGAAAGCCCCGAAAGTGCTTTCCCTGTCAATCCAAGCCGGGTGTTGTAATCGGCCAGCACCTGGGCGGAGGTCTCAAAGTTCTGGGTCACGGTCCCCGCGAGAGACCGCCATTCTTTCTGGAGATCCCCAAGGGCCTTCCCGGTGGCACCGGTTCCCCGGGCGATGTTCTGGAGCGCCTTGTCCACGTCAAGGGCGGCTTTCGTCGCCATGGTCCCGATGGCAGCCAAGGGAACGGTGAACGCCGTGGTCATGGCTCGCCCGGTGCGCTCCATTTTTGCGGACATTGTGCGCATCTGTCTATCGATGCGCTTCCATCCACGCTCAAGGCCGGAGAGGTCCGCGCCGAACGCATATGTGATTTTCTTTTTAGCCATTCCTGCGCTCCTTCCTGGCCTGGATTCGCCGTTTCTGGAATTCGTGGTATTCGTTTTTGCTCAGCACTTCGCCATCTACCCAGAACCCGGACAGGTCCTCAACCCTCACGGGCCTTTTCAGATTCCCGGTGGCGTTCATGAGCCATGCGGCGTGCTGCGCTCGTTTTTGCGTCTCCAAAAATTCCGAGTACCGCCAGGCATAGACAAGGTCTTCCACTTCACCCCACGTGAGGGTCCACACGTCATCATAGGAGAGACGCAGGGGACCAAGAGCCGTCAGCAACAGATCAGCAGCGGCTTGCTCCCAGTCCCCTGCGGTCAGTTTTTTTCCGGCTCTTCCGGCTCTCCGGCTTCCTCCTGGATTCCAAAGCTCCGCTGGAAGGAGGCGACCAAGCCATTCACAGCCAGGGTGACGAGTTCAAAATACGCCCCATCCTCAGCCTCATCGAGAAGGTCTCCCACCTGTTCAAGGGTCAGGCTTTTGTCCTGCCAGAGGAGCCCCGCCCAAATGAGCGCCACCCCGAACTCGATATCTCGGGGATCGAAGCCGGACTCCAAGATTTCAGGCGGCGTTTTTCCGGTTTCCTTCACCAATGCCCGGATAGCGTTGATTCCATATTGTAGTTTTTTCAGCTTCATACCGGGTTCAACTCCAGTTCCCCGTCTCCCTGGACGGAAATTGACACCCCAACGGCATCCTCGGTGGCTCCCGAAGGGCTCCACGAGGTGATAGAGCCGGTTCCAACGTAAACGGCGGGCTCGTCCTGCAACACGCAAGTCGCCGCCTCCCCGCCCGTGAGAGAGGATTGAATGGCCAGTCCAGCAGCCACACCCGTGGGGAAGGAGATAATAATGGTGCCCGTCCCCTCTGCGAGGAAAATGCCCGGCTCGTCATAGGCCGTGCGCAGTGCGGTCTGAATCTCCGTCAGCGTTGCGTCGTGAACCAGCGAGGAGGTAACGATGGTGGCGCCGTCTCCGAGTGTAAACGTGCCTCCGGTCGCACCTCCGAGATCGAGCACATACACCTCGTCCTCTCCGAAGGGTAGAAACGTGAATTCACAAGGCGTACCTGCAAGAGCGCGGGTTGCGAGTTCTTCCTGTCCGGGGTCTGTCGGGTCATAAAAGAGATCCATGCTTGCGGACCATCCCGCCTGGCCGACGAGGTATTTCTTCCAGTCGGTTGAAAGGGTAGAAACATCGATTGTCCCGAGCGATGTCTCCACCGAGAAGGAACGGACCTCTCCGATGCTCGTTTTCGTCCCCAAAATGTCGAACTTGATGATTGCTTTCTTTGCCGCTAAAGCTCCCATTCAGCCACCCCCTACGAGGCATCGGAGGCAAGAGCAAGCTCTCCGGTTCCCTGGAAGCTGAAAGAGACTCCTACCGCGTCTTCCGTCGCTCCGGTGATTGACATGCTGGTCACGTAGCACGTGCCGGAAAGCTGGGTTTTCCCTGCACCCGCCCCGAGGGGCTGCACGGTGAGGGTGCAGATCGTGCCCGCCCGCGCCTTGCTCACGAGATCTGCCTGTGCCGCGTCCGTGGGATCGTAGAAGCATTCAAGGCTTCCGCTCCATCCCGCCTGTCCGACAAGGTATTTTTTCCAGTCCGTCGAAAGTGTGCTTACGTCAATCGTCCCGAGGGCGGTCTCAATGCTAAAACTTCTGACCTCCCCGAGAGCCGTGGGGGTTGCTCCCACCGTCAATTTCAGAACGCTTACTTTAGATGCCGTTGCGCCCATAGAATCATCTCCTATCTGTCATATCCCTTGATCGCCAAAACGCCATGGTACCAGCCCGAGGGATCTTTCAGCACCGTCAGCTCCTCATAGAACCACTCGGGAGGGAGTGCCGCCCGCACAAGGTCGGCGATTTCCAGCACCTCTTTCCTGCCCTGGTAGCTGCTCCAGATGTCCAGGTCGTAGTACCAGGTGCGTTCCGTCTCGTCGATGATCCTGCCGCGGAGGGACTGCTGATATCCGAGGGCGATGTACGGCCCGTCCGTACCCTCCGGGACCACGTCATAGACACCTGTGATTTTCGCCATGAGGGGAGCCGAGGCGGTAAGGACGGTATAAATGGCTTGTGTTACCGAAACATGGCTCATCCTCCCGCCCCCTTCCTCACAGCGTCAGTCAAGACCTCGACGAGCTTTTCTTCCGTCTCCTTCTCATGCGCCCGGCCTGCGGGATACAGGAAGGGTTGCGCCGGGGAGTGTTTTGTCCCAAACTCCACGAACTGCGCATAGTAAGCGTCTTTTCCGCGAACTTTCCCGCCGGCAGAGACAGAGGCATCAAGTTTTTCCCTGGACACTGACGACCGCACCGATCTTTTCAACGTGCCCGTATCCTCAGGGCATCGGCTACGGGCATCGTCTCGAATAACTTTCGCCTGCTCCTTCAGCACCGCCCTGGCTTCCCCTTGTACGTCAGCCTGGGCTTTCCGGAGATCCCGAAGAATTTCCTCCATGCCTTCTACCCGGACAGTAATCATTCCGGCACCTCCAGCTTGCAATCAAAATCGATCCACTCCCGCTCCAACGGACGGCACGCACGAACGGTAAGAGAGTACCCCCGCCAGGTGATAGTGTCGTTGATCTGCACGGTGAGAGTGTCTGCGCTCTGCCGCACCCTTACCACATGCGTCCGGATCTCCGCGTCCGCCCCGGCAATCATCCCGTCCTTTGAGGCTGGCACCCGTACCCCCGCCCAGACGGTGGCGACCATCTGATCAGAGACCGTCCAGCCGCCCATTCCGTCCGCTGTGCGCTTCTCCCGCTTGATGTCGATACGTTCGCAGAGTTCACCTATCCGGCTCATACCGTCGCCTCACGATATGGGGCGAGCAGTTGTTTAACCCCCCACGGGATGGTTTGGATGTTGTATTTCGTGTCGGCGGCGGCTTCCCGCTGCTCGTACCATTCGCCGATCAGCAGGAGCATGGCCTGTTTTATCGCCTGCGGGATGTTCGCGCCGTAGTCCGTTTCCTCCGTGTCCGGGTCGCCCTCCTCCTCGCCGGGAATGACCGTGACCACAGGCTCATACCCGGTGGTATAGACTATCTCTATGGCACCCGGCCCCCGAAGCCGTGCTGTCGGCCAGGATTCAAACGGCTCTAGGCAGAGTTCCCCGCCGGGCGAGAGGTAATAGAGGTCAGTACTCACGGTGTGCTCCGCACCGTCGCTGTCCGTGTATTTCACAGAGTCGATTGACTGCACCGGGCCGCAGGGGAGACGGAAGGGGGCGTATGGCCATGCGGAGAGGTAGACGGCCCGGGTCTGCTCGACGAGGCTCCCGACGAGGTAGTTTTCAACGTGCTCCCGGGCCGCAACGATCAGGGCGGAGATGAGGGTATCGTCTGATGTGTGGTCTACGCGGAGATGGAGCTTCGCCTCCGCAGTCGAGAGAGGTTCAGCCGCCGGAGGGGTAACTACTTTTAGCTCCATCGGTTTCACCTCCTACTTTTTCCGGGGCTTTGCTTTTGCCTTGACGGCTCTCTCCGCAGGAGGTTCCACTGCAGCCGTTTCCACCACCGGAGCCACCACAGGCGGCGGTGCAGGTTTCGTCTTTTCGAGAGCCACGGCGTACCCTCCGGACACCAGCCCCGCGGCCACGTTAAGAGGCAGGTCAAGTTCATCGCCCGCACTCGCTTTCCAGTCAGGCCCGGCGGCGCGTGTCAGCATTTTCACCCTCACAGCGCCACCCCCTACTCGGAGGCGAGGATACCGACACCCTCAAGAGCTGCGAGAATGGCGTTCACCGCCGTGGCGATTGCGGCTCCATCCGCTGCGCCTGTAAGATCCGCAATGTGGCTCGCCTGGGTTCCGGCGGCCGTGATTTTGCCGCCGGCGGCCACCGCCAGCTCGTCGCCGCCCTGCTTCATGTATACCTTCGCGTTGTATTCGCTCATGCCTTCATCTCCTTGTCAGAATGTAAAAAAAGAGGGGCTTAAAGCCCCTCTTTCTATTTTCAGCGAGATTCACGCCTTCACCCACTATCCGAGCTTGACGCGGACAAAGGATTCCGCAAGGACGGGAGCGCCGTCGGCATACATCCGGCCGATGAATCCGATCTGCGAGGTTCCCGCGTAGAGTTCTACGAGCCTCTGGAGCTCCACGCCCTGGAGCTCGGCAATCCAGTAGTTACTCCAGTTGCAGAGCGCGCCGACGTACAGGCCGGTGGTAAAGGTGTTGGGCACATACTCGCTCTCGTCAACGGGATGCCCAAGAAGCATGTCCGGCTCGTTCATGAGCATCCCCGGTCTCCAAAGGTACTGACCTTCCCCGTCCTTGAGCGTGGAGATCATCTTCACCGCGTCTCGATGGAAGATCCAACGGCAGGAGCCGCGATACTGAGCCTTGAGCGCGAATTTCGCGTTGATCAACCCGTCCGCTGTCAACGCCGTATCGCTGTTGCCGGTGCTCACGTCGCGAGTAGTCGGGATTCCGTCGTCGCTTGCGGTGAAAATACCGAGAGGCTGCCCGTCGCCGGAACCGTTGAGGAACGCGTTTTCCTGCGCCACGGCGAACTTGTACGCGAGCCTGTCCGCCACGAGATTCTCGATGGGCAGGGCCGAGGTCCGAAGGAGCTTCATGGAAATTTTGATCAGCTTGGAGAGCTGTTCGGGCTGCAGGCTGCGCCGTCCGAAGGCCATGGTGCTGTCCTCGGAGGGAGCGGCGATTTCCGTTGTCCACGTGGGGTCTCCCGGGTCTGCGGTCAGGACGGGAACACCGAGAGTATCGGAGCTGGTCACGGGCAGGACGGTGGCGTACTGCCGGACAAATACCCTGTCATCCAGTCCCTTGATGAGCCGAGTGATAAACTGCTCCGCAGCGTGAAGGAATCCACCCGTCTCGTCGGTGTCGTTAGCCAGTGCGCGATATTCCGCGGCGTTGCCCGTGACAAGGAAATTGCGGAACGCTTTAAGCTTGCGCTCTTCGGGATTTTCCTTTTTCCCCTCGGGTTCCAGCCGGCCGGCCTCGGCGAGCCGCCTTTCCTCTTCGCGAAGCTCCTGCTCGCGCTGAATCTTGTCACCCAGGGTGCGAGCCTCTTCAAAAATCTTGTCGTACTGCGTCCGCTCTTCAGCGTTCAGTTCCCGCTTCTCGCCCTCGGCAACGTCAAGCAGCTTCCGGGCCTCTGCAACAAGGGTTGCGCGCTGTTCCATCATTTCCCTGATATTCATTTCATACCTCCAGAAATTTAAGTTTGTCCCGGAGATGTTCCGGGGCTTTTGGTGCCGGTGCCGCCTTGTGCTCCTTCGCCACGTCCTGCAGGGACCGCACGCCGCTGGTGGCCGTGGGATAGGCCGGATAGGTGACCGGCGAAACGTCAAACAACTCGCGCACTTTTACGATGGTGCGGACCACTGGGCTTCCCGATTCGTCCCATTGCTCCACGTCCACCGTGAAGGCGAAGCTGGACTGGTCCACGTCCCCCCGCTTTATGCTCTCCACCAGGTCCCGCGCCCACTGCGCATCCGGAGGCGTGACCTCATAAAAAAGACCCTGCTCGTCCTCGCGGATCTGCAGGGTGCCGTTTTTGGTGCGTCCTAAAACGTAGTTCGGGTCATGGTTCCACAAGGCTCTCACGTCGCTTTTTCCGATGGCTTCCGTGAATGCGCCTGGGGCGATTTTTTCCCGCATGCCCCACATTTCTTCCGAGAGCTCGTTGAACCGCGCCGCGTAGCCGATGATCTTCAGCGGCTCATTCTCCGATTCCTTCACCCGGAACTCCGCCGGGATCGCTCGAATTTCCCTGTCCATCCTCTGCCTCCTTTCCCGCCTGCGAGATGGGTATCATCTGCATCTGGAGATAGTGCTCGTCTCCACCGTCTACGGGGTTCAAATTCTCCAGTCCACGGACCTCGTTGATGCTCATCCAACCGCTGCGGATAGCCACCTCGTATGCCTCATACCTGCTCTTGACGTCCCCTTTGAGCATCCCTTCCGGCTTGAACTCGGCAAAATACCGCTTACGCTCCCCCGGAGAGAAGAGTTGCAGGGATATAGCCTGTTCAATCCTTTTGAGCCATGGCGAGAGACTGAATTTCACGAAGTCGATACTCTGGTGTTCGATGTTGCTGAACGTCGCCTTGTCCAGGTCGCCGATCATGTGCAGGGGCACACGGAAGATCCCGGCGATTTCAGACCTGTTGAACTTGCGCGTTTCGAGCAGTTGCGCGTCCTCGGGGTTGATGGTCAGCGGTTTGAATTTCAGACCGTTTTCAAGGATGGCCACCCGGTGGGCGTTGTTTGTCCCCTGGTAGAGATCGTTCCATGACCTCCTGAGGCGTTCGACGACAGACGGGTCTTTGAAAAAAGCGTCCGTTTCCAGTACACCCCTCGGTGTCGCGTCATTGTCGAAAAATCTCCCAGCGTACTCGCTGGCCGCTATCCCCTGCCCGATAGCCTCCGCCGCCACCCTCACCACGGAATGACCCCGAAGGCCGTCGAAGCCCAGCCCCGGGATGTGGAACAGTTCTCCCCACAGGAACGTCCGGCTGGTGCCGTCCTTCATCGCCACGTCATAAACAAGCTCGCCAGTGGTCAGAACTTTCCTGGGTGTGACCGTGGACGGATCGAGGAACCAGAGCGCTGCCACCCTGCCGGCGTTGTCAAGGTCGATGAGGGCGTAGGCGTTGCCCCAGAGAGCGAGGCTCGCGGTGACGGCCTCCCAGAACGAGAACGCCGTCTGCCGAGGGTTCGGGGCACCGTGCAGGAGTGGATAAAGATAATGGTCGGCAGCCTCCTGCCTCCCGTCCCCCTTGCGCCGGTAGATTTTGAGCGGCAACTGCGCCACTGACTCCGAGAGAACGCGCACGCAGGAGTAAACCGCCGAGAACCTCATGGCTTTTTCTTCGTCCACGGTGTGTCCCGTCAGGCTTGCCCCCGTGAGTATGCGAACGATCTCGGCTTCCGACGGGTGTCCTCCGGGGTACAATCCCCGCCGAAAAATGTCTTTTATTTGCGCGAAAACGCTCTTTTTCAGGGTTTTCACCTCCTTTTTTGGCAATAAAAAAGCCGCCCCCCGAAGGAAAGCGGCTTAACTTGTGGGTTAAGTGTCAGAGAGTTAGTATTCCCCTCGATTCATAGATTGACGGCTCGTCGCGGAACTCCAGCATGGTGGCGATGGCGGTTATTAGAGCAACTGCCGGGTCTATCCTCTCAGTCGCCTTGTCCTTTGCGGGTTTAATATTCCCCGCCGGGTCTTGCGTGACCATAACGTTGTCCATTGCCCAGGTCAAAACAGGGTTATTGTTGTGGCGCAAATAACCCCCGAGCACAAGCCGTTCTAATTCCTTGCATGCGGGGCTCATGGTCTTGTACCCCTGCCGGATCTGCACCACCGGCACGCCGTCGCCTTCGAGGTCGATGGCCCATTTTGTGGCGTTCCATGGGTCGTATCCAACGACCTCCAAGCGCGGGAACATAGCTTTAAGGTCGATGGCGATAGAATTTCTGATGTAGTCATGGTCTATGACGTTGCCGTCCGTCGCCACGATATGCCCGTCTCGCGCCCATGCGTCGTATGGCACGCGGTCACGGCGAACCCTTGCCGCGATGTTGTCGCCGGGTACCCAATTAAACGAGAGGACGTGGACCCTGTCTTCCTCGTCCGGCTCGAATACCAAGGCGCAAGAGGATATGTCGGTCGTGGTGCTCAAGTCCACGCCAGCCCAGCATTGGAGGTCTGCGAGCTTCGAGAGGTCGAAGTCCTCTCCGCACTCGCGCCATTTCGACATATCGAGCCAACGCGTTTCCTGAGTCGTCCACTGGTTGAGGTACAGCCGCCGGAACGTGTTCTGGTAGGCGGGGATCTCCTGGGCGCGTTTGCACTCCCGACGCAGGAAGTCGAGCTTGATTGATACCCCTAGGTTCGGGTTCGCCTTCCTCCACGTTTTTTCGTCCGTCCATTCGTCTCCCTCGTCGGCGGCGAATATGAGCGGGAAAAATGTTGGATCTTCAACCACGCCGTCAATGATTTTTTGCCCGTAGTCGTGAAGTTCCCAGCAGATGGAGTTCCGGTCGTAGCCTGCCGTCGTAATCCCGAGCATGAGCGGTTGTGTCCTCGCTCCCATGGACGTGGAAAGCACGTCCCAGAGGTCACGGTTCGGTGCGCTGTGAATTTCGTCGTAAATGACGGCGTGCGCGTTGAATCCGTGCTTCGAGTATGCCTCCGCGCTGATGGCCCGGTAAAAACTCGCCGTCTCGTAGAACACGATCCGCTTCTGAGAGTCGATGATTTTGCACATGCCGGAGAGCACCGGGTCATTGCGGACCATATACGCAGCCGCGTTGAATACGAGGGATGCCTGCTCCCTGTCCGACGCGGCGCTGTATATTTCCGCTCCCGGCTCCCCGTCTCCGAAGAGGAGAAAAAGAGCGATGGCGGCGGCAAGTTCAGACTTCCCGTTTTTGCGCGGGATCTCCAGATATGCGGTCTGATATTGCCGGAGTCCGTCATCTTTGACGCGCCCGAAGAGTTCCTTCAAAAACATCTTCTGCCATTTTTGAAGCAGGAAGGGCTTGCCGGCCCATTCGCCTTTTGTGTGTTTTAGCCTGGCAATAAATTCAATCGCCCAGTCTGCTTTTTTGCGTGAAAACATGGGATCAGCCTATCTTCGAGCGAAGTTTGGAGGCGAAGTCGTCGTCACGGTTCCTCTCAGTTGGCAATTCCATCTTCGCACGCGCTGCCGGGGTCAACCCAAACTCAGAGCAAAACGCCCGTATTTGTTTTAGACATTGATTTGCTATCCCGTACTGTGGATACTGCTGGAAGCCCTTAATGTTTCCCGCTTCGTCTTTTAATGGGTATATTGTATTTTTGAGCAG